CTGTAATGCGTTTGTTTTTAGCTTCTAGTTCATCCAGCAGCACCAGCACAACCTGCGGTGTGACTTTCATACGAAACGCAAGCAATTTTTGCGGCGTTGCCACGACTTTTATTGCTTCTGCCGCCTCACGCAGTGCCTGATAGTCAATCTTGCTCACTGGTTGCCTCCTTTACGGATCTGCGCTGCGATGCGCGAAAAAAAAGCCTCCCGCGTATGGCTGTTAAGAGCTGGCGCGAACGCCGCGTTAAGAACGGCAGCATCACAGCCGTCATCGATATAGAGCGCAATTTTTTTCTCCAGGCGCGCTTTGGCTTCCTGCAACTGCATACCCCGGCACGCACGCGGGATATAATCAGCAATTTGAGCGATAGCTTTTTCGTTCTGTTTAAACATGCTTCACCTCGATAGGCTTGATGGTGTCTAACAGCAGTCGGCGGCGCGTATTTTCTGCAAAATGGCGGCGTCCAGTTTCTTTGTGGTAAAACTCGTTTTTGCCAACGACCCACATCCGCTCTGTTTGGTGCAATTTTTTTACCTGCGGGCCATCTTTGGTGATCACGGTACCGGTATGGGTTTTTACGATTGTCATGCCACGACCTCTTCGAATTTCAACTCCAATTGGTCACCCCAGATTTCACATGATTCGGAACACGAACCAGTATCAAACCGCTTGGCCAGCACCATCGCCTGATACAAACTTCTGTAGTCGCTGTCGGCATACATTCTGGCAATCCCGTCAAGCGTCAGGTGACCACGGTACATAACGTCTTTACCTGTTCTGCGATGACCATCCCTGACGTGTTTGCCTGTAACCAGTTCATTAAAAACCCGCATCAGACCAGGTTCGTCTTTACATGCAAGCCCCAGCTTTTGCGTTGACTTTTTGATGCAAAAAACACAGTTCCCGAGGTGCTCCGGGATTTGCAAATCAAAAGGTTGTTTTTGCCACCACCGGATAACATCCGACTTATCAAAATCTGACAGCTCGGCAAGATACCGGACGCCAGGTTTCGGTTTCAGCCTACGGGGTTCGTCCGCACGAATACCGAGCCATGTGATGTAATTCCCTCGCCCAAAATGGTCATCGCAATATTTCGTGAAAGGGGTGAGTTTTAGCCTGTCAGTACAGAATGCGCCGCCGATGTATGGCGTACCGTACTTTTTAACCATGTCCATAAACGGTTTAAGCACCGGCATTCGCGTCTGAATATCCTTTGGTTCCCATTCCGTATAACCATTTGGCTGCCCAAGCTCTGGATTTATATCGACCTGCAACACAGTTAGCGGTATGCCCCAGAACTTCAAAACCTCCCGAATAAAGCGGTATGTCAGCGGATGTTCGCAACCGGTATCCATAAAGATGTAGCAGACGTTATTGCCAGCCTTTCTTTGTTCTTCCATCAGGTGAACAAGATATGCAGATGTTCTCCCGCCAGAAAAACTAACTACATGAGTTATGCACATTTGCGTAATTCCGATAACTCGTTGAAGCGTTCCATAAACATCCCGTAGGCATGGCCCGGTGCCAGTGGAATCACTTTGAACATCTCTGTTGCCGGGATACCTTCCAATACAGGCCAGAAAGAGCCATCATCAAGTCCGAGATCGCGGCGTTCGGTTGCCAGCATGATGAGATCGGCATATTTCACTGGCGTGCTCATAACAGGAGGTAACCCGTATTTCTCACGGATTACGGCGTCTATTTTTTCTTCCATCCGTTTATAGTCAGGAAGAAGTCGTTTCAGTGGCGCGGGGATGTCCTGGCAATATGCTTCTGTTGCATCATGCATTAACGCTTCAAAAGCAAATTCCTGCGGCACCAGCTGGCTGCAAAGCACCGCATGCTGGGCGACACTGTAGAAGTGTGAAAGATGTCCTGCAAAGCGACAGATATTTGAAAGGGAAACTGCGATATCGTTAATCACGATGTCGTCTTTATTTATCTTGTCATAATAAAAATGCTTCCCGGAAAAAGTTTTAATAAATGACATTTCGTTCTCCACTTTATATGCGCTGCACCGCGCTGAATTCTGCTAAAAGGAAGCTCTCACCATCCGGTGATTATTGAGTTAATTACGTTTCCATAAATGCCCCCGCAGGGGCATTTGCAGTAATGAAATCAGGCGGTGAAAGTACCAATAAAGGTTTCTACTTTGCTGTCTTTGAATTTCTCAACAAGCAGATCACGAAATTCGTTAGCCATTTCTTCCTGCATCGCTTCCAGCTGAATAATGCGCAGAACCAGTACAGGACGATCGCCAGTGATAATGCTGAGGCGTAATTTAAACGGACGTTCTTTCAGGCCTTCAAACGGAACGCATTTAAATTCAAATGCCACTGGCATAATGTCTTTGGTCTTCGCTTCGACAGACTCCATCAGGGAGCGTTTGCCGCTGAAGTCATTGTCTTCAAAATCAGCGGTCTGGTTTGCTTCAATTGTGATTTTACGGACTGCCGCAGCCGCTTTGGTTGCCTGAATGGTGTCACCATTAGCATCAAAGCCCACAAGGTAGTCGGCCCAGTCTTCAATCCATTCTGCCAGTGACTTCTGGGAGTTACGCTCGCCATTAACAGACAACAGAGCAGAAAACGGTGCTGTCTTTTTCAGTTTGAGGGTGGCGGTGTTATCTGCGTGACCTGGTTCATCAATAGTACCCAGGTTAAGCACACTGACGGCTCGCATATTATCGGCATCGATAAAGCAGCGGGTGCCTTCATCTGCAAGATCTTTAGAATAACGGGTAAAGTCATCGATGCTGGCAGTGGAAAGCGCACCACGGAAACGGAAGCGATTTAAATTAAATTTTTCCAGATCATGAATGCGGAAATTCTCAGGCAATGCCACAGCATCGGCACCAATATTACTGATAATTTCATTAACACCCTGAGCAGAAATAAGGGCATGGATTTGATTAATTGCGGTTGCGTCTAAGTTCTGAGACATAATAAGTCCTCACTATATAAAGATATTCAGTGATGAGATAAATAATCAGTTAATTAAGAACGATATTAATGACCTGCTGCGCGGAGTTTTCCGTCAGGTTCACCGGCAAGAGTCAGTAATTGTCCCTGGTCTTCCTGCAGAATAGTCAGTCGACCACCGCGATTGACATACATCGGCGTTTCGGTGGTGTCTTCTTCGGAAATTTTCCCGCGGTTAGTCGGGCGAACATATGAGAGTTTGTGTTTGATTTTCACACGGTTCTCATCAAACGGTTCGATTTCCAGGTTGAGCGAGACCTTACCTTTGGTTTTCGTGTTCATCACACCGGAAGCGACTTCACTGAGAACTGCGCCGATTTTGGTTTCAAATACGCCGCCGTCCAGCTCCCCGATAAATGCCTGCACATCAGTACTGCGTTCGCTAGCCATTTTGCTGCTCCTCATCATATCGACCCTGCAAGGTCGGTTGGTTTCTCCACAAAACAGAGAAGAACACCTGCGGTGGCAGCCGCCCGGCTGGATTGGGTTATGAGCCCGTCGTCCGGTGATGCTCTTCTCTGTTTTGTAAAAAGAGCGGTACCAGCCGGAAGCAAGTGTACAAACTGGTACCGCCAAAGCAGTGGCTGTTGTGGTGGGGTTGTCACTCAGGCGTATGGTCAACCTGACAATCCGGTGTCCTCAACGGGGAAAGAGTAACCCCGCCATACTTACCGCCGCGCCATTTCGCGGATTACCACAACGCTGAGAGCACTTAGCAAGTTACGGCACCACACTTTGTCGCGGTTCCATAAATGCCCTCATCGTTGCACCCTGGTCTCTTCCCAGGCGTCAAACCGGATCGCCGCGCTGGTTAGGCGTCTTATCAGCATCATCATTGACTTGCACATTCCGGCTACCTGGTTTTTTTGCCCGAGCAAGGAGTGGATTGTCCCCTTTAACGTCCCCAGACCGCTAACGACGCATGTGCCATACGCCGTGTTACAACCAAATTTTGTTTAATCTTGCCTGCGGCATGTTTCTTTTAGATACATTATGTATCTCAAGGGTACATTGTCAAGTATAAAAAAACCTGCCGAAGCAGGTTATAAATATTGATTAGGCCTTTATTTTGTATCTTCTTGGTTTTCCTGAGAAAATTACTGTACCAATTATAGAGCAATTACCGTTAATCTTAATGTAAGGCTCAGGCCAGTTTGGGTTTAATGCTTTGAGATAACGCTGTGTTCCATCTTCTATCAATCGCTTGAAGGTGGTTTCGCCTGTATCGTGCATCAATGCAATAACGTCGTCACCGTGGCAGGCAGGGACTTCGGGATCAACAAAAATCATGTCTCCCGGGCGGTACTCATCAATCATTGAATCACCAATCACCCGCAAGATATAAGTCATTTCGCCACAGGGTACAGGGCAGGGATAAGTTTCTGCTGTGCTCAAATCAACCTCAGAATAGCCAACTTCTTTCCATGCTCCGGCCTGTACCCATGATATGACAGGGACTAACGTTATTTGTTTGTTAGTGATTGAAACATCAGGTTTTTTTGTGATGTTCGTGGTCTGGTGTTCTTGATCAAGCCATCCGACAGGCAGGTCGAAACATTTTTCGATGTGCCGTGCCATGCTGTCACCGATATTTTTAGTAGCACCATCTCCCATAAACCTGCTGGTCTGGGTTGGCTCGCGATCAATCATGGTGGCAAAGGAAGAATTCCCGCCAACACCATCTCTCAGTTTTCTGGCGTTAGACCGCCGGATGTCATGGACTGTTTTCATAAAGAAATTAAAACCTTTGTACCGATAAGGTACAAGTATCTTGAAGGTTCATATTAATCATGTAATATGTATATTGGAGGTACATATTGTATGAAAGCGTATTGGGACTCTTTAACCAAAGAACAGCAGGGCGAGTTGGCCGGAAAAGTTGGCTCAACACCAGGCTACTTACGGCTGGTTTTCAATGGTTATAAAAAAGCCAGTTTTGTGCTGGCTAAAAAACTTGAGCAATGCACGTCAGGTGCAATTACGAAATCTGACTTAAGACCGGATATCTATCCGAAAGATTAACAGAACACCTTCAATTTTTAACCACAGAACGATGAGGCTAACCGTGGGTAAGTATCACTGGAAAGTAGAAAAACAGCCTGAGTGGTACGTGAAAGCTGTCAGAAAAACTATCGCAGCGTTGCCGGGTGGTTACGCTGAAGCAGCTGACTGGCTGGATGTAACAGAGAACGCATTATTTAACCGCCTTCGTGCCGATGGCGATCAGATTTTCCCGCTGGGATGGGCAATGGTTTTACAGCGCGCGGCTGGCACTCACTACATTGCGGATGCTGTCGCACAGTCTGCTGGTGGGGTGTTCGTATCGCTTCCTGAAATTGAGGAAGTAGAGAACGCCGATATAAACCAGCGCCTGCTGGAAGTCATCGAACAGATCGGGAATTACTCAAAGCAGATTCGTTCGGCAATCGAAGATGGGGTCGTGGAGCCACACGAGCAGACAGCAATTAATGATGAGTTGTATCTGTCAATTTCGAAGCTCCAGGAGCATGCAGCACTGGTCTACAAAATCTTTTGCGCTCCAGAAAAGAGTGACGCCCGCGAGTGTGCAGCTCCGGGCGTCGTGGCGTTTTGTGTCTGTGGAGAAACTAACGCATGAACAGTTTAACGGCAAATAACCGTTTGTCGCAACAGCTGGTGGTCAGTGTCGCTGAACACCTGTTGTTACGGCATGAATGCAGATTACCAAATCACCTGGCTGTAAGTAACCACAGAGAACTTTACCTGACTGTGGGGGGCGAGTTGTGCAGGAACTTAACCGCTGGTTTCGTGACGGAAGAGGGCTTTATGTCCATGTTATTCGTTGGGAGCCAGAAACACAGCGCGTTATCTATCTTCGCAAAGACTACCCGCATGAGTGCTTTAGTCCTTTGTGGAAATTCAGGCGTGATTTTGTTGAGTGTGAAGGACCACCAGCACATTGATTCTGCCATTCCGGGACGTTACACTGTTCAGGCACCTTATAAAGCGGGTGCCGGGCGTGGAAACCCGGAATTCACCAAAGCGCACAACCGCGCTCTTGCGGTTTTTTTGTGTCATGAGCAGCATTACGCCCAAATTATGGTGGGGCGTGCAGGGCCAACTTCGGTTGGGCCGGGTTCTTTGGTGACCGGTATTTCCACCCCTGTACGTCTCACCACCAATAAGGTCGTGGAAAGCCTTGGTGGTGAGTTATTAAAAATCACCAAAGAGGCTGCCATCATGGCTACGATCCCAACCCTCACTCAACCCGAAATTGCCATCGTTGATGGTCAGGCTGTTACTTCATCCCTGGCTGTTGCCAACTTCTTCTCCAAACGTCATGACGATGTTCTGAAAAAGATCCGCACGCTTGAATGCTCCGCATCATTCACTGCCCGCAATTTTTCGGTGAGTGATTACACCGATTGCACAGGCCGCAAACTACCTTGCTATCAAATAACCCGCGACGGCTTTGCGTTTCTTGCTATGGGTTTCACGGGTAAACGTGCTGCCCAGTTCAAAGAGGCATACATCAATGCCTTTAACCAGATGGAGAAACAGCTTTCAAAGCTCGCTGTACCGAGTGACGTTGCACATAACGCCAGCGTTCTCTATTCCTACATTTCATCAATTCATCAGGTCTGGTTGCAGCAGCTTTATCCCATGCTGGAAAAAGCTGAATCACCGCTGGCTGTAAGTCTGTATGACCGAATTAACGATGCGGCATTTCTTGCCCGTCTTATTCATTCGTCGCTGAACTCTTCAGAGGTAAGGGGGCGCAAATGATCCGAAATATTTTCAAACGGTTTACCAATCAAACTTTCCGTTGTCCTCGCCCGGGTCAGTGGTACACCACGCCTGCAGGGCATGTTCTACGTGTTAGCCTGGTTGACCGTGAATGTCAGAAGGTGATTTGTGAACCGCTGGGTCGTAATTACCGCGTCAGTATGCCGCTCATAGCCTTTCGCTCCGGAAAAAACATGAAGCATCTCGGAGGTGCAGCATGAGTATGGAGCTGATGGTTAAAGCGATGAAAATTCGAGTGGGTAATCCATTGCGAAAACTGGTTCTGATCAAGCTGGCTGATAATGCCAGCGATCAGGGTGAGTGCTGGCCCAGCTACCAGCATATTGCTGACCAGTGCGAGATTAGCAAACGTTCTGTGATGAATCATATTGCGGCCCTTTGTGAGTCCGGGCTGGTAAAAAAAGTCACCCGGAAAGGTGAAAAAGGTAACTCAAGTAATATCTATCTCCTTCATCTGGATGGTGCAGGAGATTCACTAGGGGGTAGTGCAAATAATTCACTATCTGGTGCAGCAAATTCACCAGGTAGTGCAGGAGTTGCACCAGGGGGTAGTGCAGGAGATTCACCCAGAACCAGTCACTCTTTTGAACCAGTCAAAGAACCAGTCAATGAACCAATAGCTGTTGGTGCATCTGCTGATGAGTCTGTGCGAGTTCGTTCAAACCGACCGGAATACTCTCCGGAGTTTGAGCAGGCATGGCTGGCATACCCCAAACGTGCTGGTGGCAATTCAAAATCAGCAGCCTTCAAAGCCTGGAAAGCCCGTTTGAACGAGGGGGTAAACCCCGAAACCATGCTGGAAGGTGTGAAACGCTACGCGGGCTGGGTATCTGCGATGGGCAATAGCGGCACACAATTTGTGAAACAGGCTGTCACGTTCTTTGGTCCGGATCGTCATTTCGAAGAATCCTGGGAAGTTCCTGCGGTATCTGCAGCCAGACGCGATGACCCGTACTTCAAAGCCAGTTACGACAACGTGGACTACAGCCAGATCCCGGCAGGATTCAGGGGGTGATCATGAGTCTGTTAAATGACGTTCAGAAATTCATTGAAGCCCATCCGGGGTGTGCTTCCGGAGACATTGCGGATGCTTTTGCAGGTTACTCACGACAGCGCGTTCTGCAGTCAGCAAGCAAGTTACGTCAGAGTGGGCGTGTGGCTCACCGTTGTGAAGGGGATACTCGCAGACATTTCCCGCGCCAGACTGAGGTTTTGCAGGAATCGGAACCGCAACCAGTTCGTGAAACCAGACCTGTGCGCAATTTCTATGTCGGCACTAACGACCCCCGGGTGATTTTGTGCCTGACCCGCCAGGCTGAAGAACTGGAGTCCAGGGGCTTATACCGTCGTGCTGCAACGGTGTGGATGGCGGCATTCCGTGAAAGCCACTCCCAGCCAGAACGAAACAATTTTCTGGCGCGTCGTGAGCGGTGCTTACGGAAAAGCAGCAAGCGCGCTGCATCGGGTGAAGAGTGGTATCTGTCAGGGAATTACGTGGGGGCTTAATGAGTAATAAATATTGCCAGGCGCTGGTGGAACTGCGGAACAAACCAGCCCATGAACTGAAGGAAGTGGGCGATCAGTGGCGCACGCCGGACAACATTTTCTGGGGAATTAACACCCTGTTTGGCCCGTTTGTTCTGGATCTGTTTACTGACGGTGATAACGCCAAATGTGCCGCGTATTACACGGCGGAAGATAACGCGCTGGCGCATGACTGGTCAGAACGTCTTGCGGAGCTTAAAGGTGCTGCCTTTGGTAATCCCCCATACAGCCGCGCCAGTCAGCATGAGGGGCAATACATCACCGGCATGCGTTACATCATGAAACATGCCAGTTCCATGCGTGATAAGGGCGGGCGCTATGTTTTCCTGATCAAAGCTGCCACCAGCGAAGTGTGGTGGCCGGAAGATGCGGACCATATTGCTTTTATTCGCGGGCGTATTGGTTTTGAACTGCCTGCCTGGTTTATCCCGAAGGACGAGAAGCAGGTGCCGACAGGAGCTTTTTTCGCTGGTGCTATTGCTGTTTTTGACAAGACCTGGAAGGGACCGGCAATCAGCTACATCGGGCGCGATGAACTTGAGGCATGTGGTGAGGCGTTTCTGGCGCAGGTTCGCCAGCAGGCGGAAAAACTGGTCAGGGAGATGGCGGCATGACGACGTTAACTCAATGCCAGCAGCAGGTGCTGGATATGCTGATTTCTTATCAGAAAGAACGTGGCTTCCCGCCAACCAATCAGGAGGTGGCAACCATGCTGGGATACCGTTCGGTGAATGCAGCGGTGGAGCATCTTCGCGCACTGGAGAAAAAAGGCGTCATCACGATAAAGCGTGGTGTGGCCCGGGGGATCACGCTTCATACCGCGGTGAAGGACGACGACAGCGAGGCGGTCGGGATTATCCGCTCACTGCTTGCCGGTGAGGAAAACGCAAGGCTGCGTGCAACTCACTGGTTACATGAGAGAGGCCTGAAAGTATGAAGCTGATCCTGCCTTTCCCGCCCAGCGTGAACACGTACTGGCGACACCCCAACAAAGGGGCATTTGCTGGTAAGAGCCTGATAAGCGAGGCGGGGCGAAAATTTCAGAGCGCGGCGTGCGCAGCAATAGTTGAGCAGTTACGTCGTCTGCCGAAACCAACGTCGGCACCTGCTTCAGTGGAGATCGTGTTGTTTCCTCCGGATAACCGGATCCGCGATCTGGACAACTATAACAAGGCGCTGTTTGACGCCCTGACCCACGCGGGTGTGTGGGAAGACGACAGCCAGGTGAAAAGAATGCTGGTGGAGTGGGGACCGGTTATCCCGAAAGGGAAGGTCGAGATCACTATCAGTAAGTACGAGAAAACGGCGGGTGCAGCCGCCTGATCAAGAGGAGAAACGAAGTATGAATAATCTGATGGTCATTGATGGTATTGAAGTTCGTCGTGATGCTTATGGTCGTTACAGCCTGAACGATTTGCACAGGGCTGCCGGTTCTCTGGATAAGCATAAGCCTGCATTCTGGCTCCGCAATGAGCAAACTGAACGTTTAATAAGCGAGTTGCAGATTTGCAACTCGGTCAATATAGAGCCAGTTAACGTTATTCGTGGCGGAAATAGCCAGGGGACGTATGTCTGCAAAGAACTGGTGTATGCCTATGCAATGTGGATCAGCCCGTCATTCCATCTGAAGGTGATCCGTACTTTCGACATGGTAACCAGCGCACCGGAAAAATTATCCGGACAGGCTGCTGACAAGATGCAGGCTGGTGTGATCCTGCTGGACTTTATGCGCCGGGAATTAAACCTGTCTAACTCATCAGTGCTTGGAGCCTGTCAGAAACTCCAGGAGGCTGTTGGCTTACCGAATCTGGCACCGCGCTATGCCATTGATGCTCCTGCTGACGCGCCTGATGGCTCAAGCCGCCCCACGCTGTCACTGAGTGCACTGCTGAAGCAGTATGGTATCCGCCTGACAGCTAATCAGGCATATCACCAGATGGCGAAGCTGGGGATCGTTGAACAACGTGAACGATACAGCCGCACTGCGATTAACAACATCAAAAAATTCTGGTCGCTGACGGCGAAAGGCTGCATGTTCGGCAAGAACATCACCAGTCCCGCAAATCCGCGCGAGACGCAGCCGCATTTCTTCGAATCCCGGTTCCCTGAGCTGTTAAAGCTGCTCGATACCGTTCATTGAGGTGACCGTGAGAGCGCTACTGACCCCTGAAATTGCCCCGCGTATGGGGATCGTATTGTTCAGGCCCGGTTCAGAGCTGATGCCCCTGTTTATGCAGGGGCGTGTCCTGCTGGAGCCTGAGCCGGAACGTTATTCATCTTTCGCCAGTGGTGCCGTTCCGGCGGCATCACAACCGCTGGCGGATGATCCTGCCGTTCGGGCCGTGTTCCGCAATGAGGCAGTGATTCGTCGTGCTGGTGGAGTGGAATGTCTTGAACGCTGGTTACTTCGTGAAAAAGGTTGCCAGTGGCCTCATTCCGACTGGCACAGCGAGAACATGACCACAATGCGACACACGCCGGGCGCAATCCGTCTGTGCTGGCACTGCGATAACCAGCTGCGCGATCAGTTCACGGAACGGCTGGAATCAATGGCAACGGATAACTGTACCCGCTGGGTGTTGTCTGTTGTGCGTCGGGATCTCGGTTTTGATGACAGTCACGTTGTGACAATGCCGGAACTGTGCTGGTGGCTGATTCGTAATGACCTGGCGGATGCCTTACCGGAAAGTGCAGCCCGTAAGGCACTGAGATTACCGAAGCCTGTTGTGCCGTCTGTCACCCGGGAAAGTGACCTTGTGCCTTCGGTTCCTGCCACCAGCATCATCCAGGATAAAGCGAAAAAGGTGCTGGCGCTGAAAGTGGATCCGGAGTCGCCGGAGTCTTTTATGTTACGCCCAAAACGTCGCCGCTGGGTTAATGAAAAGTACACGCGCTGGGTTAAGACACAGCCGTGTGCATGTTGTGGAAAGCCCGCTGATGATCCCCACCACCTGATAGGCCACGGTCAGTGTGGAATGGGTACAAAAGCGCATGACCTTTTTGTGTTGCCTTTGTGCAGAAAGCATCACGACGAGCTGCATGCGGATACCGTGGCATTTGAAGAGAAGTATGGCTCTCAGCTGGAGCTGATATTTCGTTTTATCGATCGTGCGCTGGCAATTGGCGTACTGGCGTAAGTGGAGAACGAGCATGAACCTTGAAGCCTTACCGAAATATTACTCCCCGAAATCTCCAAAACTGAGCGATGACGCACCGGCGACAGGCTCTGGTGGTTTAACAATTACGGATGTGATGGCTGCGCAGGGGATGGTGCAGTCAAAAGCAACGCTTGGGTTTGCTTTATTCCTGGCAAAAGTTGGTGTTCAGGATCCTCAGTTTGCGATTGAAGGTCTGCTCAATTACGCGATGGCACTGGATAACCCGACATTGAATAAATTGAGTGAAGAAACCCGGCTACAGATCATTCCTTACCTTGTGAATTTTGCCTTTGCTGATTATTCCAGGTCTGCGGCAAGTAAGGCTCGCTGTGAGCATTGTGCTGGTACTGGATTTCATAATGTATTGCGCGAGGTGGTGAAACACTCCAGAAGCGGGGAATCTGTTATTAAGGAAGAGTGGGTGAAGGAACTATGTCAGCATTGTCATGGTAAGGGAGAAGTCAGCACAGCATGCAGAGGGTGCAAGGGTAAAGGTATTGTCCTGGATGAAAAAAGAACCCGGCTTCATGGCACGCCTGTTTATAAGGTTTGTGGGCGTTGCAATGGAAACCGGTTTAGCAGTTTACCAACCACACTGGCGCGGCTTCATGTCCAGAAGCTGGTACCAGACCTGACGGATTATCAGTGGTACAAAGGATATGCAGATGTCATTGATAAACTGGTTACAAAGTGCTGGCAGGAAGAAGCATATGCAGAGATACAATTGAGAAAGGTGACAAGATAAATGGTTTTCGCCGAAGATGACGACATGATGCTTGCATTTTTCAAAAAATATGGATAAGATTTTCCCAACGATGGGCTTTGTATGTCTACCGTTGATAAGATTTAAGAACCCGCCGATGCGCGGGTTTTTTTGTACCCAGAATCCTGTGAGCTATACGGAAAGTACACAGAAAGGAAGGTGCGACCACAATTAATAACAAAATCTTAAAAATTGCACATGGCACTATTAGTTTT